CTTTAATACCGTCTTCAGTAGAGATAACACGACCAATGTCAGAACGCAATTGCTCAATTAAACCAATTGTGTTTTTAAACATTTCTGACATCTTCAAACTATGTTCTGTATAATTAACATAGGTAGTATTCATACCAGCTGGTACAGATACCATTCTATCCATTAAATAAGCATAGTTACTCTTAAGAGCATTGTTAGTCAATTTACTAGCGACTGCTTCGTTAATAAACAATTGCTTTTGTTCTGTCTCTAGTAATTTACTTACACCAATTCTTAGTGCGTTAAAACCTTTACTAAAAACACTTTTGATTGCTTGAATCAAACCTTCGTTACTTAATTGAATATCTTTCAATTCAGCTACGGAGAGATTGAGTTGTTCAATCGATACTTCTAATGGAACATTCCATTGATTTTTTAATGCATCAAATTTACTCATGTTAAATGACTTTCTTCTTAATTATGGTTAAAAAATAGCTAAATAAATTGTCTCTCCCAATATATTTGAATACATTATATTTAACCCCCGACAAACAGATTTTCAATAAAGGACATAACATGGCTATTGAAGGTTTCTTTCAAATGGAAGCGAAGACATCACCATATCTTCGCGCAAATATCAATATCGGTTGCTTAATGGATATTCTAACAGGTGCACCTGTATTAGGAGAACATGGGCGTTATATTACAAACGGTGGACATAATGGTTCTGTTGTAATTGTAGGCCCTGGTAACTCATATAAATCCGCTATTGCTGACTATATTAGTCAGATTTGTGCATTCCGTTTACACCGCTATTCTACTGGTCAAAAATACGATACTGAAAACAATGTGTTTATGCCAGGTCTAGAAGCACGTTTACGTCGTATTGTTCGTCCTGACCATGAACCAGATTGGTTCCAATCAGGTCGTTGGATTGTAACTGAATCAGCAATCTATAAAGGCGACGAATGGTTTAAAATGGCAAAAGACTGGATGTACGCTAAGAAAAAAGCAGGTTCTAAAATGATGATAGAAATCCCTATTCTAGATAGGGAAGGTAAGAAGATTAAAATTCTATTACCTACACACATTACATTAGACTCTGCTTCTAAATTTGAAGGTTCTCAAATTAACGAATTGCGTGATAAGACAGACTTAGGTGATGCAAAACAAAACATGCTTCACATGACTTCTGGTAAAATTAAACGCAACATGATTGATGAACTACCAGACATCTTAGTAGGTACAAACACTTATTTAACAACGACTGTACACTATGGTGAGAAATACCAACTTGACCCATATGCGCCAGTACACCAACCACTCCAACACTTAGACCGTGGTATGCAGTTAAAAGGTGTTCCTAATAATATCAACTATCTTGCCATGACTATGTGGTTGATTCGTGGTGTCGCTAAACTCAACAAATACGATAAAAACCAAATGGACTATCCATTAAAAGGTGTTGGTGTAGACAATAACCCAGATGACTTGAACGTAGTGAGCATGAAAATGCTGCGTTGTAAGACAGGGCCATCAGGTGTTACAGTAAACGTAGTGGTATCGCAGAAGTACGGTGTATTGGAAGAGTTGACTAACTTCCACTTCTTGCGTACACATGGTTTCTTTGGCTTAAAAGGCGATATGTCTTTGAATGGTAGCTTTAAAGATTCTTATTGTGTATTGCGTCCTGAAGTAAAATTAGCCCGTACTACAGTTCGTAGCTTGATGGATGAAGATATTCGCTTAGCTCGAGCTATTCAGATTTGTGCTGATATGTTACAAATGAAAGAATACTGGCGTGCAGCTTTAGGTAATATCGATGTTCGTCTCCTTGACCTTACTCCAGAGACACTTTACGAGAAAGTCAAAGAGCAAGGCTACGACTGGGATATCTTATTAAATACTCGTCCATGGTACTCTGCTGATGATGACGACCATTGTCAACTAGAACTCTCTACACTAGATATTATGCGCATTGCATTAGGTACTTATCACCCATTCTGGTTAGAAGCTGATAAGAAAACCATTAAGAAAAAATATCGTAAAGAGTTTGTTAAATCAATCACTACAATGATTGAAGAATCTTCTAATTAAAAGGAAACCAAAAATGACTGAAATTAATAACGCTAATGAAGAACAAGTAATTGAACTGACTAAAGAAACAGCTCAAGAGATTAATGACGAATATGCTAAGATGACTGGTGAAGAATCAGTAAAAGTAGAAGACACTCTAAATAAAACAGGTTTGAAAGACGAGACATTTGAAGCTCTGATTACTGACCCTAATTTTATCTTGAGTGATTTGAAAAAACTGATTGATAAACACGGTTATTTCTCACTGACTGATTTGTTTAACTTCATGGGATTTAATATTAATACCCTGAAAGCAGTAATTTACAATAAATCAATTACTGAACAAATCTTCTTATTGTCCCGTGAACTTCGTTTGTTCTTGTTCCGCATTGGTGAATTGTCTGGTAAGAAAGAAGAGGGATATAATACCCGTGAGATTCGTTCTTTACTTGGTGAAACCATGACTTCTAAAGAATGGTTGGAATTGTTGGATACCCAAATTCTTCCTTATATCGGTTACTATGTAGAACATGGTAAAATTGACCGTGAGTGGTTTACTCGTGAAGAGAATAAACTCGAAGACCCAATTGATGATGTTAAAGCTATTGTTAAAGATACTTTCGAAATCAACAATACCTTGGCTAAAGAAATTGGTGGTGTAGCTATTCCAGAATTGGATGAAGTAGTGAAACAAATTGAGGAAACAGAAAATCTTCAGGATAATCTTCACGATAACATCCAACTTGAACACGGTGAAGAAACTGTTCTTGAAACTAATGGTGAAGAAGTCAAAGAAGCTCAAGAACACATCGACCACGCTGGTGAGACAGTAGTGGAAGAAGAGCCAGTACAAGAACAAACACAACAGTAATCAATTAGACATCCTACGTAATCTTATGATTACGTAGGTGTTTATATTGTTATATGTTTTTATAAGGTAGTTCAAAATGAATAATGCCAGAAAAGCAGCGACTGATTTAGCTGTAGAATTTATTGGTAAATTATTACCAAAAACCAATAACGCTGAATTAACTCGGCAGCGTTTAGATAGATTATCGGATAAAGAGTTTGAAGAATTAATGCATTCATTTAAAAATGAAAAAGATTACTTACAATTATTCTCACCAATTGGTGACGATGATGCCCGTCTGAATATGGACAATTTACATAAAGTAGGACACGAGTATGGTATTAGTTTCTACCATAAGATTTGGATGCCAGAAGAAGACGGTAGTTGGGAATTGTCTAATAAAGAAGCCATGATTGTTTATCTCCCTATCCGTGTACAACAACAATTGATTTCTAAAAAGATTTCTATTCCTAAAGACAATAACCATGTCGACTTCTATACAGGACAAGCAACAGGCCCTATTTCAAAAGGTGCGCGTGTATCTTATCCTGAAGTCAATATGTTATTAGCCATGGGTTTAAATAAGACTGTAGAAGAAATGATGCACTTCAGGGGCGGTTCTGAAAAAGGTATGCGTCTATTAGAACAATCTATTTCTCAAATGGGTAGAGCTTCAGCAGATGCATTAAAACCATACAGTGGTGAAGTAGGTGCAACATTAATGCTTCATTCGTATTTAACAGCAATGATGTTGAAATCTACTTTATTGCAAAAATAAAAGGAAACCAAAATGGAAGATGTAGATATTGATTTAACCCAAGAACAAAGTGATGTAGAAACTGCATTTAATTTTGCTGTTAGTTATATAGCTAAACTAGAACAAGAGATTAAAGATAGCGATAGTTTTTCTAAAAAGATAGAAAAAGAACTTTATCGTAGTAGTGCTCATGTTTTATCTAGATTTGATGAGGGTAAACATTTACCTTTATTCTTTTCTATTATTACAGATAGTAAGTTATCTTTCTTTATTAATAACTTATTTAAAATAGAAAAGATTCAAGACATCTATCGCTATTTTGAATCAGCTACAGAAGATACTATTTTATTGTCTAATATCTTACAAGATATCTATTGTTACTTTAAGATAAATAACCATGGTTTATACGAAGACATTCATCGTTATACTAATGGATTGGTTAGAGAACTTAATAAACAAGATATAGCTGAAGATATTGTTAAAAATTATTTAACTAAACCTACTATCTGGATGTTTGTAATC